TCTGGCTCATGCCGCCATCCCGGAGATGATCGCCAGCAGTTCCTCGGCCTGTGGGTTGTCGAGTTGCTTGAAGTCCGTGATGGGCTTCCCGGCGATGTCGCTCGCCATCTCGAGCGCCTCCTGTTTGGGCAGGCTCTTGATCTGGCAGGCGGCGATGATTTGGGAGATGGTGCGGGGCCGCACGGATGCGTTCGTCGCGGGCCTGGCACCGAGTTTCTCGGTTGCCGTGGCGAGCGCCTCGTCGAGGGTCACCGTCGCCTTCTTCTCTTCGTGGACCACCGGGGCGTGGGCCGGGGCGGAACGCTGCACCTTGGCCATCTCTTCACGGGACGGACGTGCGCCTCGCGGCGCGTACTTGCAGTTCGCCAAGGCCCGGCCGATGGCCGAGGTCTCCGCGTTCTCCACGTGGGACGTCTTGTTCACCGGGCTGGCGCCGCGCACTTCCTCGGCGTAGCCGGTGGCCTTCGGGGTGTCGTCGGCCGCGTCGAAGTACACCTCGGCGCGGAACACGACCTTGTTGTCGTCGTAGTGGTGGATGCTGGTGCTGATCCGCCCGTTCGGGTGGTCGGTCCAGAAGCGGATGAGCCGGTCCTCGACCGTCTCGTAGTTTTCTAGGTTGAATCCCATGTGGTCACTCTCCTTTGCTCAGGACCCGGAAGGTCCTGTATGTGGTTGTTTTCTTGAACTTCTGGGCGAGGGCTGGGTGCTCCGACTCGAAGCGCTTCTGGTCGAAGGTGCTCCTTTGCGAGGTCTTCCACGACACGACCAGGGTGCCCCCGACGGTGCCGAACTCGGCATCACCGAGGAGTTGACAGATGCTTGCCTTGAGGCCGTCCTCGGCGGTCTTGAGCGTCTTGATCTCGGCGGCCACGTCGGCAAGGGCGGCGACGATCTCGGCGGCGTCTTCACCGAGGTCGACGGTGCTTCCGTCACCTTCTGGATGGCGCTGGGAGATGTCGTCGTACGAGAACGTCGCGCCCTCCGGCATCTGGTTGGAGTCCACGGCCTTGAGGAACGCGCGGCACGCCTCGATGTGTACCTGCCGCTCGTCGGACGTGACCACCTGCGTGTGGGTGTGCAGTTCGAGGTTGTTGTCAAAGATGACCCACTCGATCCGGTCTGAGCCCGTGCAGACGGCCTGGTGGACGCCCTGCCAATACCAGTAGCGGGGCATCTCGCCGTTCCAGCGGCGGCTGATGGTCTTGATCTCCACCGGCAGGAACCCGCCGTCCACCCGCCTGATGGCGTCCAGGGTGGCGATGAGACGCACCTCGTCCTGCTCGTAGCAGTACATGACCTCGGGGGTGGCGACGTCGCCGCCGTTCAGGTCCCGGTACCACGACAGCACGAACGGCTCGAGGCGCTGGCCCCGCTCCATCGCCCTGTTGGTCTCCACCGGCTGCGGCGCGGTGTCGGACATCTTGGCCAGCGCAAGGTCGCCCGACGACAGGAACCCGTGCTCGTTGTGGACCGCCGCGGCCTCCGAGGCGGCGATGCGGGCAAGGCCCTGCTCGTTACGCCAGCGGACCGCCAGCCACTCGGGTGAGCCGTGCTCGGGCTTGGGGATGGTGAACGTGTTCGGTTGCATGATTCCTCCTGTATGACATTGTATGACGTGGGCGGCGGATTTGCAACCCGAGCGTCAATCGGTTGGAAACTCGGGCTGTTCAAGGTGCACGATCTTGACCACCATGTCCACGGGGATGTGGACGGGCATCCCGACGGTCTTGAGGTCGGGCACCTCGTCGGGCATGTAGGACCCGGTGAGGGTCACGTAGCCGCCGAGGCACTCGGGCCACAGGAACCCCACCGACACCACCGTTGCCTGACGCGGGGAGTACTTCTCCACGTCGCACCAACCGTTCTCGCCGTCGAAGGCGTCCTTCCAGAGCACCGCCACGAGCGGCCAGGGGCAGCGAACTAGTCCAGCCACAGGGTGTACTCGCCTGTGACCCGGCCCTTGTGGGGGTCGATGTAGTGCAGCCTCTGTGACGGCCTTGCGACCGCGGCGACGAACGCTCGGGCGTACTCGTTGCCGGACTCGGTGGAGCCCGTCACGAACACCCGACCGCCGTTGGCCATCGTCAGCGTCATGGGCGTGTGGAAGTGCCCCATGTACACGTCGTTGAAATCCTCCACCACTCCGGATGCCCATGCGTTGCACTTCCTCAGGATTGAATAACTGGGGGTCTGTCCGCCGAAACTGGGCACCTCGTCGCCGTGGACGATGAGCGCCCTGTAGTTGCCGATCTTCAGGACCTGGTGCCAGTCCGGCGACATCTGCCACGTGGCGTGCTTGACGTGGGAGATGCGGTCGGAGGTGATCTGGTACACCATGCGGTCGATGTTGTCGGCCGACGGCATGTCGCCCTTGCGGCCGATGCGCCCGTGGTTGCCGTACTCGCAGACGACGTGCACCTTGTTGAAGTAGCCCGCCAGCGACAGCACCGCGCCCTCGAGGATGCGGGCCACCTCGAACATCTGCTCGAACAGGTGGGCCTCCACCTCGTACGCCTGCCCCGGGAACACCGTCAGACCCTCCACCATGTCGCCACCAGCCACGAGCACGCAGTCGTCGACCGGGTGGTGCGCCCGCTGGATGTCGGTCAGTTGCATGGTCTTGGCCAGCACCTGTTCCACCCGCCCGGCCAGCACCTTGAGGCTGTAGGACGTGTTGCGCTTGCCGCCCTGCCAGTCGGTCAGGTGCAGCAGGGCGGTCTCGCCGCGGCCCTTCTTGGACCCAGGCGGCTGGACCACGTGGGGCCTGCCGGACGCGAGGATGGCTTCCTTGGCCGCTTGGTAGACGGCCTGGACCAGATCGTCGGTCTTGGACTTTGCCCGCGCCGTTGCCCGCTGCGAGTTCTGGAGCGCCTTGCGGAGTTCCTCGACCTCGGCCTGGTGGGCAACCTCGTCACCGAGTTTCATCGGCCAGCCTCGCCCGAATGTTGGAGATGCCGCCCGTTGAAATCTTGATGCCCTGCTTCTCCAGCGCCCTGATGATGGCCACGCTGGGGACCGCCGGGTCAAGCATCGCCTTCACGAAGTCGGCCCAGTCATCCTTGGACAGCTTGGACCTGATCTCCTCCAGTTTCCCCCCGCGGTACGTCCGCTGGTAGGACTTCACCTCGTTCATGAACTTGCCCATTGGTGGCTCCTTCCGCCATGTTGATGCAGGCTAGGTACCCAAGCGTATCCAAGAGCGAATCATAATGCAACACCTTGCGCCCAAGATTTGTCCTGAGCCTGCTCAACTTGACGGAAACCATGAACAGCAAGGCTTCCGTGACGGTCAGTTCAATCCCGGTCAGCGCCTTGAAGATGTCCACCGCCTGTTGGTAGTCCTTGGCCGGGTGGGCGTACGTGTTCTGGCGGGGGCCCGTGACGAGCCCGTACGCCTCGTGGAGGATTTCAGCCCCGCTTAGGTCGTCCACCCCTGTCCCCTTTCAGCAGCCGGTCGATCTTCTCGATGAGGTGCCATAGGTCGTCCTGCTCGGCCACGCCGGGGTAGACCTTGCTGAGGTACCTGCGGATCGCCCGCAGGTCGGTCTTACTCAGCGCCTCCATGGGAGTGCGACCCTACATGCTGGGTCAGGCGCTCGTCAACCTTGTCCACCTTTTCCTCGACGCGCCCGGCGCGGCTGTACACCATCTTCAGCAGACCCAGCACGACGTCGTGGTCCTGCTTGTTTTCCTTCCTGAACCGCGACAGCATGGCGACCAGCAGGCCACCGACGGCGGTGACGACGGCGGAGACGACCAGAGCCCAGCCGCCGTCCATGTCACACGACCTTAGCCGCAGTCTCGGGGCCCGTCGCCGTTTTCCAGGCCTCCTGGACGATCTGGACGCTTCTCAGGGCCTCTGGGGAAACCTCGACGTGGATCCAGTCCCCACCGGGGGCTCCCCCGATGGTGGGCTTTGAGTACTTGCTCCATTTGCCGCGGGTACAAAGCCAGCCGCGGCCGAACGGCTTCGGGAAATAGTCCAGCATCAGTTCGATTCCGAGCGCGTCGGCGTGTTTTTCAAACCACCGCAACGCCCGCAGGCCTTGAGCTCGGCCCGCGGCACGGTAGGAGAGGTCGACGGCCCGCCCGGTGCCGTGTACCGACGGTGCGGTCTTGCCGCGTTGCTGGCGCACCACCCAGATACCAACGTTGACCAGACCCAAATGCGAAGTTGCGTTTGCGACCCACGCCGCCATCTCGGGTCGCGGGCGGGTTACGTCGCCGTCATGCCCGGTGTATTTACGCACCACCTCGCCGTCACCTAGCGCGCGCCTTGTTCTGGAACATTGTCGCCTTGCGCTTCTTATTTGCGGCAAGTTGCGCAGCCGCGGCGCGTCTTTGGGTGCGAGCAGAAGCAACGCCCGGTTTGTCCGGTGTGTACACACCTTCCGGAAGGTAACCTTCAACGCGGCCCGTGGTTTGATTCCGCTTACTCGTGACGGCGCCATACGGCTCAACGCCGGTGTATTGAATGTTTAGTCCGCGGACGTACAGCCCGCCCAGGGTCTCTTCCCGCCTCATTTGATTGTAGGCGGCGCTCAGGTTCGCCTCTTCGTTCTGCTTCTTCTTTCGGTCGTCTTTGCCTTTTGGCATGTCGGTTACTCTCTTCCTGCTTGGCGTGCCCAGTGTATCTACGCACCACGCCCGAACGCCGGATCGTTGGGGTTGAGCCAGCGCAACACCATCGGGAGGATCGCCGCGACCCCAGCCTTCACGAGGTCGTCGGGGGCGTAGTTGCCGGTCATCGCCAACGCG